CACCGGTTGCTGTGACTCCAGAAACGTTAGCGTCCGCCTCGGCTTGAACGGTCACGGAACCGATCTGACCGTTTGTCTCTAAACCCGTAACATCTACGTTCGCATTTGCTTCTGCTGTAGCGTCTCCAACAACTCCCGTGCCTGCAACGCCTTCAAGCGTAACATTAGCCTCTGCAATAATTGTTACGGAAGAAATCTGACCAACAGCCTGCAAGCCCGCTACATCCGCGTCGGCATTCGCAGTTACTTCCACGGAACCAACAAACCCTTGGGCTCCGGCATTTGTTATACTGCCTTCACCCCAAGCAAGCTGGTTCCATGTGCCCCGACCCCAACCCGTGTAAGGGACGGTGGCATCAGACATCACGCAATCCGGATAATTGCGTTGCTAGAGTCCCCCGTTGGGAAGACGATAGTAAAGTCCCCCGTTGTGGATGTCTTGTCAGAGCCAAAATCTAGAACGCATACCGCATCATTTGTCGGAGCAGACACGTCTGAACGGTAGATGATCGCGCCACGAGCGGTAATAGATGCAGTTGAGAAGGTTTCATCATCAAAGTCGATGAATGCTGTTGTTCCCGTCGAAGTGGGGTTTGTTGCAATGCTTAAAACACCGCCTCCCGCCGAGTAACCCGCTCCGGTTGTCTCATTGTTAGTAGCGTAGTATTTTACGGTTGCATCCATGTCAGTGGATGTTCCCCCAAAATCAGTGCCGTCTGCACTGCTGGTGAAAACCTCATGACCTTGCCAACATAATACTCATCGGTAACCTCTTTGGACTCACCCAACATCTTCATACCGATAATTGATTCCGCAAACCTTTTCTCATAGTTTGCGACCAAATCCTGCTCACCCTTCATGTAAGTATACGCCTCAATTAAGCTTCCGTAAAGCATTGCAATCTGCGCATTTTCACTTAACCAAGTCTGTTGATCCTCTGCACCATCTGTCAGGCTAGCAGGTCTATAAAAATAATGAAGCGCCACTGCATAGTTGTCATCAGGCGTAGGTCCGATGATAAAGTTGTCTACGTCAAAGACAGCATAATAACGGGGTGACCCTTTGTTGGATGCAACCGGGTTAAAGGTCTGCACAAAATCAGCATTCTTAAACTCTAAAAACTGCTCTTCATTGTTTGCATCGGTAAACGACAAGGAAAATGGCGACAAGAAATCACTGGGGCATGCTAAGTATTGGTTCCCATCGGTCATGTTGCCTGTCACATTTTTCCTAAACAGGCTTAGCTGAACGTTCTTAAGGATACGCTCTTCTGCCTGTCGAATGAAAACAGGAAGGTTGTTTACAAAGGACGTTTCGTTGTTCTCTGTGTAATCCTGAATAGCTTGTTTAAGTTGTGCGTAGGTAAAGCTCATGATATGACCACCGTGACAAACCCAATTAGTCCAAAAGATTGGGGTGATTTAAGTGTTGGACTTTCAACTAAGGGGACGCCCACAAAAACGTCTAAAGGCTCCTTGCGATCTGGTCTAGCGTCTTTTAATGCCTGCGGATCGTCAACTTTTCTAATAGGTTCTAATTGAGGGTGTTTCTTTTCAAACTCGTCTTTGCCTACAAGCAATCCGTTCCACTCTTTCCGCATGTCCTTATATCTGTAACGAAAGCCAGACCTGTCAGAAATTGCAAAAGCGTTTTTACCTGAAGCAAACTTTGCCATTATCTTGACCCGTAATACTCAAACCCCGGAGTGACGTGGAAAGAAGCCCTGTCCCTGTCCTCTTCTAAGGCCCTCTGGAACTCCTCTTCATACACCGCTTTAAGAAGTTGCATTCTATTCGGGGCTCTTTTCAAGGAGATGTAGTATGCTAAGCCTGCCGCAAGACACGGATAAAACCGGAAAGGCATATCCATCGTGTTGGTATATGCATCGCCATCCTGCATGCGGGTGAGACAATCAAAAACAAGAACATCGGTGTTATTGTCCGGTACCGGCCAAACCTTTAGAATTGGGTTGATTTGTCTGTCCAAAAACCACTGATTAGGGCGAGCCTGTGTCGTTTTTGTCGGAATAGAAAGATACTCGTCACGGCTTAATCGATCTATTGAAAAGTCCGTGCCATCTCTCCGAACAACCACGGATAAAACATCAATCACATCCTCACCTAGATTGTAGGAAGATGTTCCTGCCGTAACAGTTTGCGTTCTCTGCTTGATGGTCCACGAATTTAACCCGCGGTTAGCCCATTCCGCTAACAGCAGATTTAATGAGCGACGTGCAGTCTTAAGGTCATAACCAGTACGGACCTCAAGACCGCAACGCTCGAACGCCTCTTCAATGTAATCAGAAACGTCTAATTCAAAATCGTAGCTACCAGACGTGGCCATGTTAGGCCTTCTTGACTAACTTATAACCCTTTTCGCCAGCGGCCTTACGAATATCAGAAAGTGACATCATATTGCCGCCTTCCTTAACATCTCCGCCCTTGCGCATGCGACGTGGAGGCTTACCGGCCATGCCACCTTCTTTCATTTTTGCAGGACCACCGCGCATCATCTTCTTAGGTTTCATCGCCATTTTTCAGTCTCCTAAATAATTCTTCACGTTTCTCTAATGTATCTGAGACATCATAGTCAGACAGATAATTGTTATAATAACCTTTTTCTTTAAGCTTGTCTGCCGCTTCTTGAAGCTTGCTAAGTCTTTGAACAAAGATTATTGCGTAGGCGCTGTCGTCAACTTCATTAAGTATGCTGACATCGTCTACGGCGGGGTTTTCCTCGTCTTTTGGATGAAACCCCATCACCCACATATCCCTATCGATAAATATACCCTCAGAAATAGCTACGTTCAACTGGTCAAAATAATTATGAAATTTGACATCGTCTTTTTCAAAATTTAGGTCAATGATAAGTAGCAGATCAAAGGTGTCGTCAAAACGAGAGATTGTTCGATAAAGACATTGGTAATCGTTTTCATATTTAAATAAAAACGCAACTTTTTTGTTTTTCCAAGCATTCCTTGCATAGGGGCATGCAGGCAAGCCATTAAAAAAACTGTTCGGTGTTTCTAAGCTCAACTCAGACCATAACATAATTTCTTTGCAAATTTGTTTTTCAAGGTCTGTGTAGAACATCAGGATTTGCTTCTTACTCTGGCCGCTTTGGTGTTTTTTACAACCTGTTTGCCTTTTGCGCCAGCCTTCTTTTTCTTACGAGCAGTAGCCGCACGTTCTTTTTGAGATAGGCTTTTAGCCTTGCTGGCAGGTAAACACCTGTCTGGGTTTTTCTTGTTTTTGCTTGTTCCGCACTCGCCCTTAATCTTGCCGTCGGTGCCAATCCGCACCCACTTTTGATCAAGCCATTTCTTAAGCTGACCCATTACTTTTTCTTACCCTTAGACTTTTTAGCGTAGTTCGGGTCTTTGCAATATTTTGATGCGGCTAGGTTTGCGTAGGCAGATGGGTAAGTGTCAAATGTTCTTTTTGCCCAAGCCTTACCTTCCGGACAAATTTTACCACCCGACTTCTTGCCGCTTGACTTCTTTTTGACGGCACCACCTTTTGCCATGCAAACTGGTTTGGAAGATGCATTGCCAATGTTTACTGCGCTCTTCTTCATAATCTCACCACTTTTTGCAGGACCAATAACGAGCAGAGAACTTATCTTTAGCCGTGTCACATTTGTGTCTTGCACGGAAGCTCTTTCTTCTGTCGGGCTGATCCTTTTTAATAGACATGTTTGGATCACCAAACCGAACAATTTTTACTTCGTCGCCCTTTTTTGCAAGGACGGCAAACTTTTTGTTGCCGCCACTTGTTCTTTTTGGCTTGTTATAACCCGAAAACGTTTCGCCGCGGTAACTTAGCTTCCCTGATGGCGTCTTTTTTACGTTTTTGGTAGAAGCCATAATTACCTCAAGAATGAAATATGTTGATAGAGTCCATCCCTGATGCAAAACAATATATACCTTGCTTTGCTAGCATTCCTTCATCCGGTAAATGATGCCCATTATAAAAAACATCACTGCTGTTTGTGTGGAACGTGCAAAGCCAATGGCCATTCACAACATACTGACAGTCAGGGTCATTAGCTATCGTGCCGGAGTTAATGTCAGTGATCGTGAAGCTGTTGGCATCTACCCGTGTAATTGGGTAAGTCCCAGACGTTGCAATAACCCCAGAGTCCTCTTCAAAGTTAATGCCAACTTCTTGCCCAGTTACCAACCCGTGCGCAGTGCTCGTTACGGTTACAGTGTCACCTGAACGCACATAAGTCGCTTCAACGGGTGCAGTCAAAGTGTCAAAAACAACTAGCAACCCACCGCCATTTGAGCCGACAAAGTCAACTGAACGCACCCGTGCTCTATGCTTCACAATGAAGCCGCTAGAGTGTAAATGACCTGACTTAATATCAGAACCAGCCATTTGTTAACACCTTATGGGGTTTGGTCTGCAAAAGCTGGCGCAGTCGCAGAGGTTACGGTTCCAAAAATTTGGTAGTTCGTGTCGTCCAAACCAAGGAAGGTTACATCAAATGCCGCAGGAACATTGATCTGGAAAATGCTGTTTGAGTCACCATCAGAACCTACAACGGAAACTTCGTTGTCGGTGTCAAGGAATGTTACAGCGCCGATAAAGAAGTTTGCATCATCGCCGGTGTCAAAAATGGCATCAAAAGAAGCCGCCGCCGCGCCTGCAAACACAAAACGATAAGAAACACCTGCTTCAGGGGCTGGCAAGGTGTAGGTGTTGTCTTGGGTAGGTGCCGGTACAAGGTTAATGCGGCCACCGTTTGTTGCGGCGGCAATGGTTGCATCGCCATCAGCAACAGAAACAGGGGCAACCTGAACGCCAGAAGCGTCAATTGTGAAAGATGTGGTGAAAGCACCTGTTGTTTCGTTTTTGGAAACAACCTTAAATCCGTTTTCAGACCGTACTGGTCCGTTGAAAGTCGTGTTAGCCATGTCATTCTCCTGTCTTGGCTGGTGTCAGGTCTAAACCTGTCAGGGATATTTTATTGTAACCTAAAATAAAAAAGGCGGCAACTGCCGCCTTTTAAAATATCTATGAAGAGGCTTATTAAGCGCCTTCGGTACCAAACACAGAACGCCAATCAGATACGCCGAAGCTGTAACGCTCACGGGCCTTAAAGCGCATGTTGCCGGTGTCAAAGTCACCTTCCATGGCTGTCTTGATTGGGGAACGGTTGAAGTATTTGAAACCGTTCGGTGCGTCGGTCTTGATGAAGAATGCATCTGGGTCGGTAAGGAAGTGGTTTACAACCGCACCGTCAGGGAGCATGCCCATGTTCTTCATTGCGTTCGCATCGTTGTCGGCGGTGCCGGAACGAAGGTTTGAGTTAATTACTCGTTCTGCAATGAACTGAAGCTCTTTTGGAATGATGAGCTTCATACCGCGTACCGCGATCTTGAGACCACGCTCATCGGTAAGACCAGCAATGTCAATCAACATCTGCTCAAGAGAAGTCTCGTTGAGATCAGCAGGGGTTGAAAGAATGTTGCGCTGGTTACCAGACAAGGATGGGTGTGAGCTAGAGCAAAGCGCCGCGCCGTCACCGATTGGTGCAGTGGTGCTGAACGCATTGTTCAGGATAGCCGCCGCTTTAATCTGCTTGGTCTGCGCCATAGAGCGAGCCAAAGCTTTGGTGTAGCGTGATGCCAGACGATCATAAAGATTGTCTTCGATTGCTTCCTCAGTGATTGAGAATGCAAGCGCAATGGTTTCGTGGGTGTAACGAGCAGTGAATGTTTCCTGTGCATCATCAAAAGTGATGGACGTGCCTTCACCTTTAACAGGAGCAGTGGAAAAACCACCAAGCATTACTTCTTCTTCGAAGGCGCGGTCAGAAGACTCTTCTTCAAAGATTTCAGCATGCTCGTTCTCGTAACGATCATATTCGAGACCGAACAGGGCGTTAAGGCCCGGTTCTAGTTCTTTTGCAAGTTGTGCGCGTGAAATAGCCATTTTTTAACCCCTTACAAACCGGTTGTAAGCGACGTGGTTTGAGAATCAAACCGCGAAGCATTAGCATTGTAGTGAGCGTTAAGGCGCACGATGAATGGGATACCTGCCGCAGTAAAGTCACTATTGGCTTCATCCTCAAGGATGCCAACAATGCGAAGCGGAAGAGTAGCCGTATCAGCGATAGACGCAACGTTCAATGCTGAGTCAGATGAACCGGTATCGGTTGAACCGGTAAGTGCGGAAGTTCCCAAAGAGGCGTTTGCGAACACGTGAGCCTGAGCCGTTGCACGGTTTGTCAGGGTGGCGTCGCTGGCCACTTTGAAAAGTTGGTTCGGGTTATCAGCCACAAAAGCCTTTACAGGGCGGGTTGTGTCGATGCTGATAGCATTGGAACCGGGGAAATAGTTCAAAAAGACAGGTTTCTTTTGAACTGAATCGTGATATTCGATTCCCATCAGAACGCCAAGCGCTGGGGTGGTGCCACCCGCAGTGTCGCCAGCACGAGCAATTACGCCGTCCGCAGTTGGAACAACGATGCCGTACTGGTAAATCGCATTGGTGTTGTTGGAAGCAATTTCGTACTGGCTCACACCAGTGGAATTGGTTGCCCCACCAACAAGCCCGATAGGACGAAGACCATAGGCGGTATTAGCGTTTGCCATTTATCTTTCTCCTATTGGGGCGGTCACTATTTTTTTGGACCGCCAAAAGTTACACGAGATTGACGATCTGGTTTGTTGATCGCCATGGTTGGATGTGCGTTCTCACGCATCATGTCTGAATCAACCGCTTGCATTTGATTAGAGCTTCTTTGCTGATAATAAGCATTGCGCTCCTCAACGGTTTCAATCGGCATACGTGCGAGAACAAGGCCACCAATACCAAAGACACCTTCGAATTTTCCGGTTTCGATTACGGGCAATTCAAAGTCAGGATACTCATCCTTACGAACAAGTTCCCAACCTTCCCTTAATCGGGCGCTGACGTTTTTTGTATCATCAAAACCACGGGTTTCTACACGAATCCAGCGGTGACGATAACCGTCAGGGGCGGTCGGTGCATCTAACATCGATGGTGGAGACCACGGTCTACGCTGAGCCGTCTTCTCCCTAGTAGTATTTGCGCGAGCAGTACGCTTGATGGGCGCGTCAGTGTTCATGTTTTCTTCACTCATCTTGCTTACTCCTTCACGTATTTCGCGTATTCTTCGAGCGGCACACCCAATTTTTTCGCAATAGCGACTTGGCTAGGGGTGAGTCTAACCTTTTTAGAATTGCGCCCAGATGTATTGCGGGATGCAGAAGCTACGGTCTGAGCGGGCCGTTTCTTCTCCGAAGTGTTTGCGGCATTCGGAAACTTTTCCGAAATACGCCGATCAAGCTCATTGTAATACTCATCGGACTGAGGGTCAAATCCTTCATTCTCAACAAGCCTTTTATGAATACCAAAAGCGGCGTAAGTCATCGCTTCATCTTGACCAAACCAGTCATTGCGCAACGCCCAATCTTCTGCTTTAGGGTCTGGGCGACGTTTTTGTTGCGCTTGTGGTTGCGTTTGTACCGCAGGCTGTTGCGCTTGCGCGGCCACCTGCCTGTTATAGGCTTCTTGCTGGTTACGAGCCTGCGCGGCGCGGTCAGCCTGAATAGACAAAGCGGTAATTTTACGCTGTGACTCTACAATCTTAGATGTGTCACCAATTTCAATAGCTCGCGCAAGCTCCGCTTCAGCAGATTGAATCTGAGAGTTTACCCGATTGCCGTATTCACTGACATAGCTGTTGTCCATCTGGACCATGCGCTGTCTAATTTGTGCGGCTTCGTTTTGAACAGCCTGCGCATAACGAATAGCCTCTTCTCGCTCACGCTCCGCGTCACGCATCTTTTTTGTAAGACGGTCGATACGTTTCTGCGTGGAGCTTTCCGCTTTCTTGAACTGATCATCATCAGAGTCTTCACTAGCGGATAGCGGTTGCTTATCCTCAACAACCTCAACTTCAGTCTCAACAACGTCTTCGATGTCAAGCTGTACTTCATTTTCTTCCGACATTTAAAACCTCCTAAAAATGCAAAATGTCTTCGGGTTCAATAATGCGAGCAAGGATTTCGTCATCATTTAGAATCCGAACCTCCCCGCCATCAATATTAAAACGGGAACCTGAATATCGGGCGAACATCACCCAATCCTGCTCCTTGCACCACGGTCCCGTTGGAAACTTTTCCGGGTCCTTATACGCAAGGTCACCAACTTTAAGAACGTATCCAACTTGCGTTGATACTTGGTTCTCTTCTACAACCTTATCTGGTAGATATATGCCGCCCTCAGTCTTACCCTTACCGCGGTAAGGCAAGATAAGGATGCGCCACCCGGTCGGTGTTGGCATTCTTTCTAGGAGAGATTTTTCAATTGCATCAGGATTTAATACACGCTTTTCCTGATAGATATTTTCGAGGTTTGCGACTCCCTCTTTGACGGCGGACAAGTCCACCTTCGCGCCTTCATTCATCATTTAGCTCCTGTTTATTTAGCAGGCTCTTGAGTTCCTGTTCCACGTGTCCTAACCCGTCTAAAAGACCCATTAGTTCACGATAGTGCTCCATTGACTTTACACCACCATATTGTAGCTGATCTAAGACAACGGATCTCTTCTCTTTTATAATACGAAACACGGCTTCTGCAAGGTAAATCTCAGTCATATTAGATATATTTTATCCTGTCTGATCTGTTCTCATAAACGGATCAGTACCTGCAACCGTTGGTCTTGTAAATGGATTGTTGTTTTGCTTCCGGATTAATTCCAAATAAAGCGGGTAGTTTGTTTGAGACAAGACATCGCTGATATCAGCCGCAGTAAAATCACCCTCGCCAAAAATAGGCCTATAAACATCCTCTTCTGTAACAGGAGCGGGGGTAGTCGGTGTCGGCTGTGCTGAAGCGATAAACGGAGTAGTCCCATTTCCACCATCTGAGCCAAACACATCATTCCCGTAATCAAATCCACGCGTCCCGTCATCCATGCCACCAGCAGTCATATTTCCGTAGCCGCCAGCAAAATTTTGGCCCCGCATTGTATCGTCCGCCATAAGACCCACCATCGTTCCCAGACCGGGAACCGGGGACAAGGCGCTTGCCAAAGTTCCTACGGCTAGAGACTGATAACCAAATTGATCAACAGGTGCGGGCAGACCCGTATTAAACGCAAGTCCCAGATCAACGTTCATTTGCTTAGCAAGATCTGGCGGCATGTTTGTAGTTTCTGGCCCAATAGTGTAACCAAAAAAGTTGTTGTTGTTATCTGTGCTGAAATCAGACATTTCTGTAGAGGTTGCGGCACGGTTACCGCCGCTTACCGTAGCTACATCGTTTGGGCCTAAACCAGAGCCCGGAGGGCCGTCAGCCTCCGAACCACCGCTCATGTTGCCCCCGCCTGTCGTGGCAGTGTCTCCCGGTCCTAAACCAGAACCGACCGGTCCATCTGCTTCGCTGTCTGTGCCTTCTCCTCCGCCATCTCCGTCTCCGCCACCCATGTAGCAATAGAACTTCTTTTCAAAGTAACTTTCATCTTTAATAATCATCGTTTTACCCAACCAATCCTGTTTTTCGTGATCCGGTTAAAGAAGCCATATTCTCCGTCAAAACCAACGTCATTTGCAATTTTCCTTAATTCTTTTACAAATGCACGTGTTTCCATAAATCCTTTTGTGGTGACCATGTCTACACACCAGAAGTTGCCTTCTGTGGTCGTAAAATCTTCCGGCGTAAGTAGCTTTTTCCGGCTTAAAAATCCGATTGAACGATCTGGCGTCATCAAGGTCCAATTTGCAAACCCCGTGATTTTACCTTTTTCGTCAAAAGAAACAATTGCTCTGTCATTTTTTATTGACGGCATAACCACTTTTTGCAAAGACCGTACACGATAACTTGCCTGCGGTTCATTGGAGCTCAGTAGCTCTACAATGCCCCAGAAGTCCTCTCGTTTTGCGGTCAAGATCTTTATCATTACCGGGGCTCATACCCTAATTCCCTAAGACGCTCCGAAAGCATCTTAGACATAAAGCCACGGTTAGGCTCGTTAGGATCGTTAGGCTCATACCCTAGTTCCCCAAGACGCTCCGAAAGCATCAACATAAAGCCACGGTTAGGCTCGTTAGGGTCGTTAGAATCGTTAGGCTCATACCCTAATTCCCCAAGACGCTCCGAAAGCATCGACATAAAGCCACGGCTAGGCTCGTTAGGCTCGCTAACCTCTCCACCTTCAGCAAAGGTTTCATCAGGCTTTGCGGCAAATGGCGAAGATCCATCCGGTCTTACAAAAGGATTTTGCTGGCGCATCATGTCCAAATACATGCGAGTGCTTTCCGGAGTTCCATCTAATAAGCTGGCGATACCGGAAGGGTTACTTGTTGGTGACGCATTTTGAAGCGCCTGTTGAGCGCGTGTTTGCGCGTCCACGGGCCCAAACAAAGAGGGGTCGGGTGGCGGTGGCGGAGCACCAAAGGTTTCACCGGGCATGCCGAAAGCCCCTAAAAGGGAGCCGCTGGGCGAGCTGGTAAAAGCGTTACTTAGAAGACTACCAATTGTCTCTGGAGTCATTGGATCTGTGTTTGACACAAAACGATCTGTTTTGGTGAGAGGCCCTTGTCCCTCATAAGCGATAAAACCAGAATCACTAGAAGGTTCAATGGGTAATTCTGATCCACTACAAAGATATTTGTTTTCAAAATACTTTTCGTCTTTGATGATCATCACATCAGTCCTTTTGCTTGATTAGGTGGTCTGTAAAACGGATTTTCCATGTTCTGGATTTGCTCACTCTTCAACAAGTCTAGAAAAACTGAGCCCGTTGTTGACCCCGGAGGGTTTAACAGCGCATCAATAATTTTATCACCACCCGGAGCTTG